GTTTTAGCTATGGCAATTTTTACTGATGCAGACCTGGATGACTTTGCGGCATTGGGCGAAGAATTGGCACTCAAAGATACCTGCGAGCAGTTGCGAGACGATGGCGGCGATGATGAGGAGAGGGCGGCAAAGAGAACCTGAATTGGCCGGTGATTGCAACTGTCCCATGTATGCTCACGCGTCAATCGGTGCACTCGATCCCGGCTGAGATCATGATTGCAGACCGATTGGAGGGCAAAACGCTTGAGACTGTGTGGCTCAAGCGTGGCGCATTGAGCCTGCTCAAAACCGACCTGCTCAGGATTAATGGCGATAACTATCACATCGTAGACGTGGACAGTACCTCCTACGAGGTACTCAAGCCCATCACCGTCTGGAGGGCGTAAATGGCGATAACTGTTGGGAAGTCAGCGTTACCTGCCTTGTCGCAGGCAATAACGACGGCACTCAAAGCTGACAGCACCTTTGCCAGCCTGTCAGCAGGGCCATTTGACCCACCAAAGGAAGGGCAAGCGTTCCCATTTGTGGACTATGGCGAGCATGAGGAGCGGCCCTGGTACACCTTCCAGAACACCGGTCGTGAAGTCTTTTTCGTCATGCATATCTGGTTTCAGCAAGTGGGAACGTCATCATTCGGATTCAAGCAGGGCTATGACATTCTCGATGCCATCCTGGGTGCGCTGGAAACGCAGACGCTTGTGATGGATGACTTTGAGATGACAGAAAAAGGCTTCCTGCTCGATGAGGCGGCGAAGATGCCACTGCAACCCGATAGTGTGACGAAACATTTAGCGGTGCGCTTTCATACGTGGCTTAGAAGGAAAACGTCATGAGCTTCAGGGTAAACATTGTCATGGAAGGCGTGCAAGAGACCATATCCAGGGTGTCTCAGATAGAGGAGAAGGCTGAGCAGAACCTTGTCAGTATTGCCGGGCAAATTTCAGATGACGGCAAGGTGGCATGGAAAGAGGCGACGCCACAAGGGAAAACCGGGCGTTTGCGCGGTGAAGAGGATGCGACGCATGCCGGATTGTCCGTCTCGTTCACTAGCCCTACCGAGTATTATCCATTTGTGTCTGATGGACATAACACACCTGCCGGTTGGCGGCGTCCCTGGGGCTATCAGAGGGCAAAACGGCGCTCTTTTGTCAAAGGGCGTGAGATGACACAAAAGCTCGTAGAGTGGTTGAGTCAGAACATGACTCGATATCTTTCCAAGTTCTTAGACAACGTATAACAAGTTTTCTTGTATCTCGACCCTAGCACATCTGCAAGGGGATGTTAAGGCCGGGATGATAGGAGCCATACTATGACTGCATTTGCTGGAGTTGGTGCCTCTCTGAAAAATGGCGCTGTCCCATTCGCGAACGCCTCAAAATGGGAACTCGACATCAAGACGGACACCAAAGATGTCACTCCCATTGGCGCTGATGGCGCGTGGGCCGTCTATCTTGGCACACTCAATCGCTGGACCGCAAAAATTACTGGGTGGTTGGATACTGGCGATACTGCTCAGGCCAATATGCTTGCGCTGGTTGGTCAGACCGTCCCGCTGACACTCAACGTGAATGGGACGCCAAATGGCTTTATCGGCTCTGCCATCCTCAATGAAATAGCGCCAAACATTGACGCTCAGAACCCTGAGAGTTGCGTCTATTCGTTCCAGGGCAGCGGTCCTATCGACTTCGCATAGTGAGGTGAATGATGGGATCAGTTGCAGGCGTAGCGGGGGATGTTGAGCTTTCCACGTCCCCATCAACAGCCATCGGCTCATCTGAGGCTTGTACCGACACTGGCGACCATATCCACTATGTCGCCAGTGTACATCAAGCCTGGGACCCTACTCAGACATTCACGGTGCAGGATGGAGATGGGACAACGTGGACTACAGTCACCGACTACACGGTGTACTGGCCGCTCGGCATGATTATCTTCAATACCGCCCGGACGGTGGGCGTCAACGACCATGTACATATCAGTGCAGGCCACTACTTCACCTTCTCGCAGCTCTCAGGAGCGCATGCGTGGAAGGCGTCGGCGAAAGCTGACACAAAGGACTGTACGCCGTTCCAAGCGCCGGAAGCGTTTGCGACGTACACCGCAACCGATAAGAGCATGACGTTCTCGGTGGACTGCTTCTCGCAGGATGCTCGTGTGTTGAACGAAATGATCAAAGGGACAGGGGCAACCAACATCAGCGGCGGCATTGTGCTGTGCAAGCTGTACTGGGACAAGACGAACGGCAAGCGGTTCCAGTTCTATGCATTGCCAACCGGCGTCAACACACAGGTCATGGCGTCAGACCTGGACAAACAAACCGTCAACTTTCAGGCGACCGGACCTGTCTATGAAGTTCTCTCGGATACTTTTAACGCTACCAATGTGAAACGGATGTAATTTATGGCAGAAACAGCGGAATTGGACATAAAAAA